AGCACGTGCCGCTGCTGCCTTAACGCCCTTTTCTTCAAACTTTGCGCTTTCGTCTGTGTATACTGCTACTGCTGCTAGAATATCTTCATGAATTGACATAACTGTCTCCTTGTTAAATTACCATTCAGTGGCGTACTGCTGATTTACCACCGCTTTATTACATTTAGTCCTACATTCGGTCCTGGAGAAAATTTCAAACTCTTCACCCCAATACTGATCAGTTAGGACATCATTTAATGATCTTTGATTAAGATCAAACTGATTCTTACTTACATCTAACCACTCGTTGTTATGTGTGTATCTGTTTGCTACCCAACAACAAGGAAATAAATGTCCTTGACTATTGATAAACAAACCTTTATTGCCAATACCACATAGCGGAGTCACTTCGCCAAACGTAGCCGCTTGGTTATATAATTTTAAATTAGTTTTAATACCTATAGAGCTTTCTCTACGTTCATTAAACTGTGTACACACACGTTGAAATCTATAGTTGCTACTAATCAATTCGTCTGCGGGCTGTAGTTGATCACCTTCTGGGTATATACTATACACTTTACGGAACTTTGTACTTAAAGTCAACTGAAATTGATCAAACCCTAGTTCTTTGGCTAATAATTTCATATCAGCTAGCTTATCCTGATTAAAACTAAAAGCAATGGCATCCCAGGTCATGTAAACATGGCTACTATTGCGCAAGGTAGTTATACCTTGTACGATGCTGGCCCAATCGCTATTGACGCGATACTGTTCGTTGCTGGATTGGTCCCACCCGTCTAAACTAAAATGAATATGATCATCCTGATCTAACGCCTGTCCTAGTCTAGTCCACCAATCTATGTGCTTATAGCTACCGTTGGTAACAATAACAAACTTAACTGGTTTAACGCTTTTAACATATTCAATTACAGCTATTAGATCATGCGCATATATTGGATCACCGTCATCACCACAGAACGTGATCTTTTCTACGTTGGATTCGATAAACTCTGGTGTGAAGTTCTTTTTAAAGAAATCTAAACTTAGTTCAGTGTTGACTAAGGTATCAGGCACTTCTGTACGGGCACAGCGTGGACATTTTAATGTACACTTGCTAGATATTTCTATGTGCCAATGCCATGTTGCTAACTTCATTTAACATCTACGTCTGTGTTATATGTTGTAAACCCGTTTTCCTTAACCACTGTAAGAATATTGTTTACACGACCTGCTAGTTCATCTTTATGCGAAACAAGCCATACACTTTTATTACTTTCACGGGTCATTTTCTTAAGGATAGCCAAAGCATTTTCAACACCCGATGTATCCATGCCCGAATCAACGAGCTCATCAATGAACAATAAGTTAATTGGTTGATATAAACTTTCCCATACATCACGGAATGCCCATGACAAACTAAGGATAAGTCTGTTACGTTCACCACGACTTAAGTTATCAAAATCTAACTCACGACCCAGTTCTTGTATTTCTACACTTAGATCGTTTAGGAACTTAACGCTGTGCGGTAAGCCAATCTTATCTAAGTAATAGCCTAGGCGAGCATTTAAGTAGCTTAAGTTCTGATCGATAATACGTTTACGTATAAATGAATCTTTGTTTGTTAGTAATTTTAATAGGAACTCTTGGTGTTCTTTAACACGCATCAGTTCGTTCATTACTGCGTAATCAATCTCAGCAAGGGCAGTTTGTTTCATTTCCTCAATCTGCTCATCATAAGGATCGGTTTCTGCTACCTTGCTTGCTAATTGTGTTTGTAGGCTTGCTACAGTACTACGATGGTGGATAGCATCCTCTTCCTTATCATAGAACACCTTAGGAGGCACACTCAACACACCTAATTCTTGTTTAGCTATAGTCAATGCTTGTAGGTCCGATTCATGTTGGGTGTGTAATACTTGCACTTCACGGAGGTTGCCTTCTTTAACTTCCAGCATTTCAGAGTGCTTATCATCGTGTAGGTCTTGACCGCAACTGCTACACTTATGATCACGTAGTAACGCAATATCTGCCTCTAATTTTTGTATATTTTTAGTTTCACGGGTTAGGTCTTGATCAGCACGCTGAATAGCCTTGTCTAAATCGGCGATGTCTTTGCGTTTGTTATTGTACGCAGTTAGTTCTTTGTGTGCTTGAATTTCTGTATCAATATCAATCTTTAGTAGCTCATCTAACGCAATTTGTAATTTACTTACATCTTCTGCGTACTTAGTAGTCCACATAGTTTGTCGACGTTTTAGGCTGTCGATTTGCTCTTGAATACGGCCATTTGCGTCAGTAATCGCCTTAATATTGAACTCTTCTTGCTGAATTGCATCCTTGGTAGCCTTGCCCTGCTCTTTCAGCGAATCGGCTTTTTCCGACAACAAAGTAATACCCAACAACTGTTCGATGATAGTACGCTGATCATTGGCCCTAAGACTCAAGAATGGCTCAGTATATGTATTAAGTGCTACAATGTGCTTAAACATATCGTGACTCATACCTAGCAAGCGTTCGATCTCATGCTGGGTTTCACGGCTATCACCTTGACTGTTATCGTCTTTAGCTTCTTGTTCTTGATCACCAATGTAGAACTTAAGTACATTACTCTTACGACCACGTTCGATCTTGTAGTCAACTCCATTAACTTCGAACTCAATAGTAACTAACATATTCTTAGCGTTAGTTTTATTGATTAAGTTGTCTTTTTTAATGTTAGTAAGTGCTGTACCGTATAAGCCGTACGACAATGCGTTAATGATAGTGGTTTTACCTGTGCCATTACGTGCTCCGCTGTCATCTCCACCTAAGTCGATGTTCTCGCCTAATACTAATGTTAAGTCCTTGCGATCAAAGTTAACAGCCTGCGTGGCATTACCTACGCTCATAAAATTACGTACAGTCAGATGTTTGATTCTAAACATTAAAGATGCCTATAGATGTCTAATAATAAGTTGGGATCGTAATGATCTGAATTGATGTTGGTTAATTGATTAGTAACAATAGTGTCAATGCTTTCAAAAGCAATGTTACCTAATTGTATGTCCTGACCAATATCCATATTTTTTACTGGAATCAATGTAAGTTCACGTAGATTGTACGTGCCCACAAACGTTTCTTTAATAAATGTAGCTTCTTCATAAGTGATATCGATGTCAATATTAACACGACAGTGCATGTCTTTTAGCAGTAGCGCATCGGGTACCTTAAGAACGTCACTTAATTTATACACTCGATATCTAGGTTGATCTGGCCAAGCATGGAATACAGGCTCTTCTCCCCATGTGAGTATCATCATGCCACGCTCGTCATCTCCTGCGTCTGCGTAGTTATGCGGGAAAGCATTGCCAATATAGGTAATGTTCTTGGTAGTTTGACGTTTATGGAAGTGTCCACTGAACATATGATCGACATGCCCGAAGTGTTCGCCGCGTAGTTCGCCGTGTTCTGGCATCTGTACCATAGCATTCATAAAGAAGTGTGGTAGTTCAAAATGGCCAAACATATACTTGGCATTCATCTTAGGAATCTTTTTATAGTCGTCACCAACTAACCAAGGTACAATAGCAACATCACCTTCGCTATAGAAATCATTTACAATCTCAATGTTGGGAATATGTCTTGCCCATTCAGCTGACTGAATATCGCGTTTATCTCTATAGTACAGGTCATGATTGCCCGGAATAAAGATAACACGATCAAAGGCTTTGCCCAACAACTCTAAAGCTGTTAGGCTATAGTTTAAGGTAACGATATTGATGGATGCTCTATTGTTGTGATAATCACCTAAGAAAAAACAAGTATCACATCCTTCTGCTTTAGCAGTTTCGCAAAACCATTTGACAAAATTTAAACAATCATCATTATGTATAGAACTATTGGCTTTTAATCCAAGATGTAAATCTGTAAAGACTGCAGCTTTTTTAAATAAGTTACTCATTTATTCCTTTAGTCGAAAACATTTTGTTACTGGGTCTTTTAATTTTATAATTTTATAGCCTTTAAAGTCAACCTTTTTGGTACATACAGTTAATCCGTGTCTAACGCTTATGCCTAGTTCCCTAGTAGCACTAGCACACGAGTTATATATTTTAACTTCACCTGATGGTAATATAACTTGTATCTGATATCCATATTTTGCGTGCTGTTCTTTTTCTTTTTCTGTAAACCCGGTGGTTGCTATCCTGTCAAGTTTTGTTTTTATTTTTTGTTTATATGAATTTTTTTCTGCTTTGCTTAAACCATGTTTAGCGTGTTTCTTTTTTAATGTTTCTGCACGCTTAACAATATGAGATTCGTCTAAGTAACCAAAGCCACCTGCAGCATCATTATTAAGGTTGTAATACATTGGGTTATCTTTAATATTTAGGACAGTATCTAACCACTTTTTTTCAGTTTCTAATACTAGCTTTTTATTATTCTTAGTAACATATTCTAATACAATCATTGTAAAATCTTGCGGATTGTTTTTGTATGCTACCATAAAATCTTTACCGGATCCTTTGTAACAATCTTCAACTGATCCATAATGCGACCCTATATACTTCATCTCATTTTTTATATTCGTCCACTCGTAGACATAACCATAGTATTCTTTCTTATATTTCATATCTGCCACTCTCCTATAATTATTTATTACTAGGCGACTGGCAGAAATACCATGTTTTAATTACTCGTCGGCACCCCAACCACCGCTACCCCAATCTCCTTGGCGTGTATAGCTTGGAGTAAAGTTATTCATTTCTAAAATATCATCACGAATGTTTTGATTACGCTTTTCAATGTTTAGAACACGT